TTACTATTTACTGTAATTGTAACATTTGTATTGCCTTCGATGTTTCCTGTCATTGAGAATAATGAAGCAGAGTTAGCATCCTTACCATCAGTAACAAGATATTCAATCTCAATTAAGTTTCCAGCCTCTAGTTCCTTACCAAAGATGTTGTCACCAAAATAGATTTCATACTTACCATCTAAACCTTCTTGTAGGAAATAAACTTGTGAGACACCACTAACATTCACAACATTTGTTGCTAATGCATAGATTGATACATCAGATGATTGAAATGATGGTCTTACTTTAACAACGATAGATGATGTATCAACATTTGTATTAGGAATCTCATACCTTGCACCTTCTGTATCATCTACAATATATGACATTGTCTGAAGTGTGCCCTGATTGATTTGTACATCACTGAATGTATAAACCCCATTTACTGGATTAATTGTTTGTGCTTCCAAGTTTACAAAGGTGTATGTCTTATTATCAATCTTACTTGTGAATGTAGTTCCACGATCCATTGTAAGAGATGAAGGTGAACCAGCTGGAGCTGTTACAGTAACATCAAGAGTAGTGAAAGCAGATGATCTCGATCTTGGAACATATCCTAATGTCTTTGCATGAGATACAACATTGTTACGAACCTGTGCTGTATCCAAATATAGTTCATTTGCATGCATGTTAGCATTGAACGCATTGTAGTGTGTGTTGTAGGCAAGAACATCTACTAATGTTGAGAGAGCAGAACCCTCAAAGTCATAATCCTGTAATTCTGATTGACTCTCCAAATAGTTTTTAAGGTTTGATCTAATCTGATCAAAATCCAGCTCTGTTACATTTAGTCTACTTTTTGATGTTGCCATTACTTAATTCTCTCTAAGAAGAAGTTTACTTCACCTAAATCCAGTGAAGTTCTAATTTGAAACTGAATGTCGATTTGATATCTGTTCTCATCAATATCGCCAGTCACTTCAACTTCTATTAATTTAATTCTTGGTTCGTAGTTGTTTAAAACATCTTCGATTGCTTTCTGTAAATCGATCGCTGTGAATGTATCAACTGGTTCAAATAATAAAGAACGTACCTTAGAACCAAGGAAAGGATTAAATGGTCTTTCACCCATATTCGTTAGTACAAGATTCTTTACAGACTGTCTAATTGAGTTGATATCATACAGCTTACCTATATCACCAGTATTTGGATTTGGAGCAAAGACCAAGCTGAAGTCAGAGTACAGGGAAGACTGCGACGTGACTTTCGCTTTACTAATATCTAAATCTGATAGTTGTTGTGTTCTAGGCATAATAGTATTTATACAAGATTATTATATCGATAATACTTCTTTATTGTTTCTGCTTCATTAATATGTCGTTGTTTATGCACATCATTGAATCTTGTAACATCTCCTGGTAGCGTTGTTGGATGAGTACTCCAATAGTCATATATCTTGTTATATTGCTTCTCATCTGTCTGACCACCGATGTATTGCTCATGAACAAAAACAATTCCTTCAAATTTTTGTTGACGTTCCTTAAATGCTTTTGCGAGTTTTTTTTGATTTACAACTCTGTATCTAAATGCAACCTCTTCTTCAGTTAACAATCCTTCATCTTGCAACTCACTACCTCTCTTACCAAGGTCCTTCATCATTTTTTTAATCTTAGCATATAGTGGATCAGCCTTTAATGTATCATTCTCTTCATTGATCTTTTTGACCTGAAGCTCCCAATATGTTTTCAACGCTTGATGTGTTCCCGATCTCATTACATAATAATCATTATCTACTGTATAACGATCTAGATCTGTAGCTGGACTTGCCTTACTATTTTCTTTCTGTACTTCTGTTTTAGTTTCTTCAAACTTCTCTGGTTCAGTTGAATTAATGTTTGGCATCTGGGGAGCCTGAGCTTTCTTAATTACCTCAATAGACTGAGTTATCTTACCAGTGATCTCATCTTTATTCTCAACTACTTTTTGCTCTACATTCTCAATCTCTTTACAAAGATCGATAGAATCAGCACCAGCCAAAAGATCGTTTAGACTTGGTATCTTGGCTAATGTGCCCTCAATATCATCAACAACATCGCCCCACTTTTCTTGTATCTCAGCTTTTGCTGCAGCAAAGTCTTCACCAAATTTAGCTTGTAACTCACCAATCTCATCCTGCAAAGATGATGTAGCCTCATCAATTGCATCTTCTAGCTTAGTTAGACCTTCTTCAAGTTTTGTTTGTGCTTCAGCAAATTTAGATTCAAGATCACCTAATGCACCTTTGCCTTCTGCAAGTGCATCTTTAATTGCATCTTGAATATCATCTAATGCAGTAAGGTCAATATTAGTTCCACAATTAGCAGGATTAAGTTTATCTAAATTAAGATCACTTACTCCTGGTAGGTTTGGAAGTTCTGGTAATTGAAAAGCCATTATTGTTGAGGTGCTCCAGTTACGCCATCGATATCACTATCACCAGTGTGAATGTGTGTTACCAATGAAACAGTGTTAGCTGTGACATCACCAGAAGTATATGTTACATTACCTGTAGGTGCTGTCTCTGTTTTAGTTCCACCAATAGTAGTTGTTTGGTTTGTATCAATATTCTCAATCAAGGATGAAGGTGTCTCAACTGTGATATCACCATTAGCTGTAACATTTAATGTTGAGAGTGTAGTAGTTGAATGTGATTGAGCAGCAAATAAATCATACTTACCCATCACAACAGTTCCCATGTTGGTACCTACAGTTAAATCTTCTGATGTACCAACTTTTGTTTTACGCTCTCCAACAATAGCTCTTGTTTCATTACCACCAATACGTTGATTGTAGTTCTCTGTAACATTACATGAAAGACCTTGATTGATCTCAATGTTCTCATTCAAGCCAATTTTAGATTGACGAGAACCTTTTACGAATTCTGTTTTGTTGCCATTTACTTCAAGGTGATAGTTACCTTTGACAAGTTGTCTCAAATCTCCATCAATAGTTAGATTAACATTTCCTTTAACATATATGCTGTCAGTACCAAAGACCACAGTATAGCGGTCACTAACAAAAGTTTGAGTTGTTGTACCTGATGCTTGAATTTCATAGTTTGTTCCTGAACGGTGATATTGTGATATTCTTTCATTACCAGGGGTGTCGTCAACTTCAAAAACATGACCGCTTTCTGTCTCCTTTACCTTATTGAATGGATATTGGGGAGAGCCAGCCTCACCAGTTGTATCCTGTTGTACCTGCGGACTACTCCATGTTGATCTTTGATAGTATGCATCTGGTTCATCAACAGCCACAGATGATACTTTTGAAGGAACAGCTTTTTCTATTTCCTCTACTCTGAGATCTACTTTATTAATATATGATTCCGCATCTGTGTAACTAAAGTCCATAGCTGAGTATGGAGTATCAGCTTCATCTATTCTGCGGGGATGTTCTCCTAATGGATCAGAGAAACCAAATGAGTTGTTACCTGGTGATGTGATACCAGGAACAGTTCCAATAATTAATGGTTGCTGTTTATCAGTTCCATCAAGATAGAATCCTACTACCCACGATCCCTGAACAATACCAGTTGCTGAATCACCAATACCTGCAAGTGATGCAGATGTAACAGGCATCATTACCTGAGCCCATGGAAGTGATTCTGTTGGGATTTGAGTTTTGTCTTCTGTGTGATCACCAAAGATACGAACACGAACACGACCTACCTGCTCTGGATCATTCCTATCTTCTACTACACCTAAAAATAAATTAGCACTATTAATCATAATCTAAATCCATTGTGTCCCTTGCAACGTCCATTGTAATTGAATATCTGGAGTGTTGAGGTTGAAACTGATGTCTTAATACTGTGACAATATGTTTGCCACTTCTTCTCTTATCTACCCATTCATCTGGATCATTAGCATCAGGTATTTTATTTTTATTAATTTGTAGATCAACAATAGATCCAACTTCTATATCAAAACGACCTGGGATACCAATTCTATATCTGTAATTATTTATCGACTCCATAAACGATTGTAAGAATGGAACAGAGTCGTTTGTAGTTCCATTATAATCATTATATGCTTCTCCAAATGATAGGCCAGAGTGAGCATATACTTTTTGAGTAGTTGTATTATACTCATTAATCTTCTTTTCGTCAACAGTAAATCCTTTAGAAAGTACTGAGTGTTTTCCTAGATGGGGAATCTTATTGAATTGTTCTTCGTAATCAAAGTTAAATCTCTTCTTATTCTTATTCATTGTATCAATAACCATTGTGGTTGATGAATAAGCACCCTTCTGAATAATCTCTGCTGTTGGAGCAATCTCTAATGGATAGAATAGACCAGCAGTCTTTGCTGCTTCTGAATAGTATGCTTCAGTACCAATCATAATATCATTTGCACCACCTTCTACAGGATCTAGTTTAGGATAGAGTTCTGTTACAGCTGGTTGCTCAAACAAACTCTTAATAGATCTCATCTGCAATCCACCCATCAATGAGTTGTATAATACAAATGGAACATTATCAGATGTCCTAGCTCTATTTGTTAACCACTTAAGTGTTCTGATTGGTGTCCAGTTAGGAATAACAAATTTAAAGTTACCTGCTGTCTCTTCTGCATCTAGAATCTCAAAAAGATAATCTTCACAAATTAGTTCCGCAATAGTTTTAATATCACCAGAGTATGCTCTCGACACTAACGAGACACTATTCCTAATAAACATTTCCTGTACAAGATTAATAATATATGATACAGTATAGTCATTTACATTCTCAACATTAGTTACATTTGTTGTGTGGAATGTAAACTCATTTAATAGATCATCACGAGTATATTGAATAGTTATGACTTCCTGGCCAGTAATAGGAAGATTTGCTAATACACCAGCAGCATCCACAATCTGTAAACTACCTTTGAGGATAGGTGAGTACAAAGACTCATAGACATTGATCTCCGTTACGAGATCTAATATCTCTAGTTCCTTTCCCATAGTATTAGAAATCATGACCGAGGTTATATCAACCTTACTCGGACTAGTGAATAGTTTACTCATTAATTGCTCTTCTAAATTCCAAAGCTAGACGATTAATATGTTCTGGGCGAACAACTCTAATCTGTCTTTTTGTTTCATTGTGTGCAAATATAAATTCTTCCTGTGTTACTTTTGATGCTAGTGATGTCCATCTTGGAACAATTTCACCATCCTTTTCATAATGATGAGCAGCATATCTTTCCATTGATTGACCAGTAATACTAACACGATTACCATTAGTACTACCAACAACGTCCTCATCCCTAAACTGACCAGATAGGTTTTCTACTTTAATCCAACCAAGTGATGTATTAACTTCTACTATATTTGCTGTAGCACCAGACTTCAATCCTGTAACTAATTCACCAACAGATAATTTACCAGCATCATCTGTATCTGTTTGAGTTAGTACATAACCAGAAAAGTTTTCTTTTACTACATCTTCTACTTGCTCTCTACTCATTGGCCAATTTTGATATAGATTTTTCAGATTGTTGTTTAGTAAAAAGAATGTCCAATGATAATCTACTGTATCGTAGAGTTTCATCGAGACGTGATCTGGCCTCTCTCCATCCTGGATATCATACCATCTATAGTTTGTTGCATTGTTCTCTACAATATCGTTGACCTTCGCCATACGAAAAACATCAACAACATCTCTTGTTTGATTGTTACCATCAAGATCAAACTCAATTGTAGGAAAGTATTTAAAGTATCTCATTAGTAACCCTCCCCAACCTTAGCTGAATCAAGAGCTTCTTTCTCTTGGAATGTTAATTGAAGATCAATCTCTGTTGGACTACCATCTGCAAAGAATGAAGGATTGGTAGGATTATAATTTGTTGAAACATTTGTACAGTATAATGCAGGTAGTTTAATTAACTTATCCATTGATGATCCTTTGGATGAAGCACTACCTGTATTCATTACAAAATCAACTGTAAAGGTCAATGGAAATTGATATACACTTCCAAGACCAGCAGTTATTGTCGGGTAAGCTGACTTTCGTAATATTTTAATGATTTCATAAATTGTATTTGATTCACTTTGATCTTCTGGAATCAACTTATATGTAAACTGGAATTGTCTTAGTGATGGTGACTTATAAAGCATTTGTGTTCTTGGATTAGAAATAATACCAGCTCTTAGTAACGCTCTACTTGTTAATGAATCGAGTCCAGGAATACCTGACTTGGCTGCAGACGATCCAGCCATTACAGCTAACTCTTTACCAACACCCATCTCTGTTGTCTCTTTATTTGTTGCTGCTAATCCAGCAGCTTTATCAACTCCACCCTCAAAGAATGATCCAATAGCACCAAGATCAACCTGATCGAAGTTGTTTGTATCATTGACAACGAAGTTTGAAGGCATGTATAAATAGATTGTATGAACAACATCCTTAGCAGAAGTAGTTCTTGCGGTATCTTTTTTAGATGCAGTTTGTTTCAGAAAGGAACCATATTCACCTTTTTGGATCATTTGCTTATCTGCATCCGACAGCGTATTATGTACGTCGTGAATAGATATGCGAGTCCATACAGGATGCTTAGAATTATCTCTGGGGAATTGCAATCTTGGTTGTGCCATTTTAAATTTTATCCTAAAACATGTTTAAAGTATTTATATGAGAAAAACCTATAAAGGCAAATACAAAGTCAAGAATATAACCAAATATAAAGGTGATCCTACTAAAGTAGTATATAGATCGCTTTGGGAACGTCAAGTATTCCGCTGGCTAGAGAAGAATAGATCAATAGCTCAATGGTCTAGTGAGGAAGTTGTGATTCCATATCTTTGTGAAACAGATCGTAAGGTCCATCGTTATTTTATGGATATATTTTTCGAGACTGTTGATGGCAAAAGGTATATTATTGAGATCAAGCCAAAGGTCCAAACGGAGCCTCCAAAGTCCAAAAAAAAGACAAAGCGGTTTTTGACTGAAAGTATTACTTATACAAAAAATATTTCCAAGTGGAAAGCAGCCAAAAAATACGCTGATGAGCGCAACATGAAGTTTGAAATATGGACCGAAGACACTCTTAAGGCACTTGGCATCAAAGTACTGGCATAACCATTATAAATAGATCTATGGCAGAATCAATATTTACAGATTTAGAAGCAAAGGCATACCGTCAGGGTATTCAACCTAGAACAAAGGAATCGTTGAAATGGTTTCGTGGTCAACTTGCGAACATGAAACAGATCAACAGATGGAAGTTGTTAAAGGATGAAAGATTG